TATATCAAAGAACTGTTGATAAGACTGAGGTCTTAACATACCCATTTTAGTATCGATAGAACACTTATAGTCGGGGTGATTTACGTCACCAATCTTATGACCTCTAAAGTTATCTACTAAGAAACCTGACTTATATCTGTCGAATCCGTCTGCATCTAAAATCTGTTTTGATTGAGTATCTTTCTCAAGTAATGATAGTGAAGTGATTCTTTCTAAGTTAGTGACCCTATTGTTAATCTTTCCGATATCCTTCATAGTATATCGTCTATGGTCTTGTGACCTTACTTTAATTTGACTTAATTTATTAGTGTAAGGTGGTATTGATACTTCAAAAAGTTCTATACTATCGTCAAGTGCTTTTGGTTTAGTAGGTGATAACGCAGGATTACCTGTTGCAGTTTGGAATATACCCGACTTATGCAAGAATATTTTATCTATTCTTCCAACATAGAATTCTATATCACCGATAACACTTGAACCACTTACTGGAGTATCAACATGGTTTGCACCAGTTGATGATATGTTTGTTCTTGTTCCTAAGAATGAACGTCCATCTTCGTATGCAAAAGGAGCGTATCTTGCACCTTGACCAGCTTCGTCTGATAAGTCTGTTGCAGTAGAAGGGTTTTGGTTATTATCTGTTCCAAAAGAGGAGTTTCCTAAAACCTGACCAACTATAGGTCTGAAATCAACTGAGTCTGATAACTCAAAAGTTCCATCGGGTTCTAGTCCACCCAAGTCAACTTTGTTCGGTGAATATACTGGGATACTTTTGTATTCGATACCTGAGTATGAATTTACATCAAAGTAATCACCACCACCTGAAGCTTGGAAGTAATCAAACACTACTAGTATTTGATTATTTGGTGTTGGTTCACCAGGCTTTAAAACTAGTTTTGATAAATCATAGAATCCATCTCTCTGACCGTTATCAAAGAAATATCTATTTGTTATATTAGGTGAACCTGTTCCTATACTTGAAATTGTTCCTGTTGCACTTGAAGTTTGTCCTATGATAACTTCACCGTCTACAAAAGTATTATTGTTTGAATAGTAGAAGTATGTATCTGCACCGTCACCAGCAAAAGTAATAATGATTGCACGTGCGTCTGAAGTTTGTCCTACAATCTCTTCATAGTTTGCAAAAGTTCCACTTGTAGTAGTTGTTTGTAATTTAGGTGGAACTGCAGTTCCGTCAACACCTTCATATATTGCATGAACCTTAAATGCGTCTGCAACACCTAATGAAATTTCTTTATTGTCATATCCACAACCATAGAAATTACCAGCAGACTTTTCACTAATTTTTAGTAATCTTGCACTTCTAAGTGTTTTATTTCTGTTAACTGGGTCTGTTATTTGAACAGTATATGATACTCTTACAGTTGCACCGTCATTGTTTGCATTGATACCACTGAATGTAATCTGTTGTCCTGAACCTGCTACTGCAGTTGAAGCTGTAAGTGTATCGGGGTCAATCAAATCTCCATTCGTAAACGAACCACCTGCTTGTTCTTCAACAACTGCAATTGTAAAGTTATCTTTGTTTACTGCACCGAATACACCGTTTGCACCAGTTGTTATTGAGAACTGTCCACCCGATATTTCAGTTGTGAACTGTCGTCTTACAGTGACCGATTCACCCGTATGTGATTTCACCCAGTTTCTTGGCCATGCGAATATTGACGCAGTTTGGTTTTGGTCATATAATGTTGCACGTCTTCGTGTCACATTACCTTGGAATGCAACTGAAGAACCACCAGTTAATACTGCATTTGTATCATCAGTGACACTTGCAATAACATAATTTGTTGTATCTACTGGGTTATAAACTATATCACCCTCTTTTAATTCTGTTCCAAACTTAGTTCCAAAACCTGTAAGTGCAGTGTTAGTTCCAAAGATTACTGTCCCTGTTAAAGTGTTTAACAAATCAGTGACAACGTCTGCAGTAAATATTTCTCTTGCAGTGTTGTTTGAAGTTTGTGCAATACCTCTTGCACGGTCAATGTTATATGTTCTAACTGCACTGACTTGGAATCCTGAAGAATTTCCACCACCAACACAAGATGTTGTATTACCTACACCAAAAGTTCCTACTAAATCATGAACCTTAACAAAGTTGTTTGAATAATCAACTTCTGCAACGATACCATGAGCACCAGTCACATTATCTTGTATTCTTTGACCGACTAAAATTGGTGTGGTGTTTGAGATAGATACAAAATCAATCTTAGTTAACATTTTGATATCAAACAAGTATAAGTTATATACACCTGTTGTATGTTCGTCTATATTTCTTATTCTACATAGACCAATCTTCTCACTACTGTTGGCTACACCAGCACTTCCTCTTGTATCATATAATTCTGCAACTTGATATGGGTCTAGTGTATCTATTCCACTCTCATTACCAAACTCGGGTAATGCATGGACGTTTGTGACTCTTAATTTGTTTCCTATTCTTACTGGTGTGTTTGCATTGTCTAATGAAACTGTTGACCTTGCTTTTGGAAGACCGATTGTTGTTGTTCCAATCTTATCAATTTCATATCCTTTAACATATGCTTTACCAGGCGATACTTGCATGACGAACTTAGATTCGTCACCACCATTTGCTCTTGTATATACACCACCATTAATTGTAGTGTCTAAGTGTTCTTTTAAATTTGGTGTAAATTGTCTTACAACGAAATCACCGTTTGCATCAAAAGTTCTTCGTGCAAGAGTATGTTCGATTTCATTGTATATTGGTTTGTCTATTTTTAATTCTATTAAACCACTGTTGACTCTAACTAGTTCTACAAAGTCTGCATCGTCTGTAGAAGTAAGTGCATACTTACTTAATACCAAGTCAAATTTAAGTCTATCTGCACCAGCAGCGTTTTCGTTTGTTGTTCCTTGTGAGTTGTCTAATAAACTTGAATCTTCTGAAGAAGAAACTAATGATTCTGTAATAGTTAAACCGATTCTGTATGAAGGAGCTCCTGAGTATTTCTCTAAGATAAGTTCTTGTGCTGGAACTTTAACAAAGAATCCTCTAATGAATACAACACCTTCTGATATATTTGCAATCGAACCTCTTCCTATTGGATTCGATAATACTGTTTTTGACTCGACTTGGAATTCGTTATTGTTTGAACCAACTTCAGTTATTCCACCATTCTCATCTACAGTCACTTCATGTAGTTCTTCGTCTGCAGAAAAAGTAAATGAATTATTTGCGTCTGTTCCTTGTGATTGATATCTAACGAATAGTGTGATTGGGTCGTCTGAAGTTTCTGCACTTGAAGTGACAACTTTACCTACGACACCAGTTGTTTTACCTTGTAGTATTTTTCCATGGAAAGAAGTCCTGTAAGATTCAACTGAATCTGACCCTTGTGAATTTGGATTATTAGACTTTACCTTTACATAGTAAAGTTCCATATCTACATCAGATTGAGCACCAGTGACAATCGAACCCTCTTCAAATATATGATTACCAAATCTTTCAATTTGATTTTGTAGGATTGATTGAGACTGAGTTAATTCCCTAGCTTGTAAAGGTCTACTTGCACGAAACAAGACCTTTTGGAAATTTTTATCCTGACTGTAGTCGTCATAATAGGGTGATATATTTAAATCAGTTTTCTCTGCCATGTTTTCTCTCTTGTGGGGTCATTGTGACCCCATTAATTACATTTCGATAATCAGTTTGATATCTTCGATTTGGTCGGCAGCTCTTGTCACTGCACCCCTGTTTTCGACATACATTATTTGACCTGAATACCTTTCAACTTCGGGGAATGCAGCGTTAACTGAGTTAACTGCACCATTACCACCACTCCAATATGCAGTATCACTTGCAGTAAAGTTCACATATCCACCAGCACTATTTGCAACTGGGACATGAGAAACAACATTACCACTGATTGATACAACTTTAGATACTGCAACACCATCTCCGTCTACTGATGCACTCATAATAGTATCGTCTACTGATAAATCGGTGACACTAGCAAGTGTCATTTGTGAATATGCAGCTAATGATGTAGATGTTGCAACTGTTGTAGTTCCAACATTGAATGGGTCTTGTATTAAACCAATTCTTCTGAAATCGTTATCTACTGGGAAGTCACCTGAACCTTCGGCAAACTCTAATCTTGCATTAACACAAATAAAGTTTCCACCAAGTTCTTGAACTGGGTCTGCACCATGTCCATAGAAAGGTGATATGATTGGTTTTACTGCACCATTTGAACCACTACCGATACCTGAGATACCTGATACGTCAACTGAAGCACGTTTGTATCCCGAACCAGCATTTGTAATGTTAACATGTGTTATTGAACCTGAAGATACGACTACAGAACAAACTGCACCCGAACCGTCCCCAACAATTGATACACCTGTATATGTTCCGTCTGTATAACCAGCACCAGCATTAGTCACTGATACGTGGTGAATACCTCCGTCCACTGCAGAGTTTTCTACGTCCCACTGAGCAGAACCGTCATCAGTTGCAGCTGAACCGATTGCACCACCTGAACCTGTTCCATCAACTTCGGTTTGAGCACCGATAGTTTTTACTGGAATAAAGTCATTAGTGACAAATTTAATAGTTTCTGAGGCAGAAATTGTATACATATACTTCCAAATATAACCACGACCTGAGGCAGCGTTCGAGTCAGCAGTTTCTACTAAAGTAGTTGCACTTGTTCCTGTTGGTTTTATGTCTGATACAACTACAGCACCTGAAGTATCTCTACCAGTTCTGATACACTTATACACATTGTATTCATCAGTGATTACAAAGAATCTTGAATCGTATAAGTTAGTTGCACTTGAAGCTGGTGCAGTGTTAGTTGAACTGTAATCATGTGCATATTCGTCATATGAAGTTCCTGAAGTCCAATCATATCTTGTTAGACCGTGTGATACGTCTGAAGAAGAAACCTTCTTCATTGCAATCATGTCTGCATATGAATCAATCTCTTCACCAACTGCATTCGCAGGTGAAGGTGGATTGTTTTCGTCTGTCCAATCGAATGAACGTCCTATGAATATATAACTTGACGAGGCACTCTCACCAAAGTCTTCCTTAAATTGTTTCGCATTGTGGATTCGAAACTTTTCCGTTATTATTGCTGCCATTTTTTTAATCTCCTCAGATTATTTATATACTATTTATAACACTATGCAGACTTAATGTAAGAACTAAATGCAATATTAGACCTTAAATTTGGAACGTCTGAATAATAGTTAACTGTATGTTGTGGGAAATAGGTTTCAAGGTCTGAGATTCGTAAACCTTCGGGTTTAGATTCCTCTGTCATGATATTACCTGTTCCATCTTCTAAAATTAAATCGTCATTATCTGTTTCGTCTTTTAGATAATACGATATATCGTAAACTTGTTGTCCTGTAATGGTATTTAGACTTCGTAAAGAACTACCTAATGGTGCATGACTTATGATTGAAGTCCTTTCTGTTGAGATATAGTTATCTTGTATATCGTCAAACGTTGCAGATTCCATTTGAATACTACTACCGTCTTCAAAGATAAATCTATCACCTACAATTTCACCAGCTGCTTGTTCAACAAGACTTGGTTCCAATGCAAAGGTATACGTTTCTTCTTCGTATAAGAATTTATTACCGTCTTCTAATAGGAACACTTCGTCTTGTTGGTTTCCTACGGATACTATTCTTCCTGAATCAGACGGTCTTCTTTCATTACTTCTGACTAAGTAATCATGGTCTGCTGTGTCAACTGCAACTGTAGTGAATCTAGTTTCACTTGCACAAGTAATACTTCCACCCATACCCGAATGGAATTGACAATAGTAATATAGTTGTGTTGAAGTTGTTTCATGCACACGAATTTCTGTAATCATGTCTCCTCTTACAGTCACACCGTCTGTATATTCACTTCCACCACCGTGTGTCCCGTCTGCAGTTGTTGAAAACTTAAATGGGTGACTGGAAGAATGTTCGAAATGATAAGTGTGACCTCTTAATAGAGTTAATGAATTATTATTGACTCCGTCAATTTGATAAACATTTTGTGAACCATTATTAACAACATTAACTACTTTAACTGTAGTAGAGTTATGTCTTTCTGTTCTTCTATTTTGAAGTAATGACCCCATGACAAAAGATTGAATTTTAAATATGTTTAAGTGTCTGTTTCTATGTGAAGAATCCCCATACTCTGTAAATGGTTCGGTGATTGCAAGACCAGTTCTTGGGTCTGTTTCAACTGTAGGAACACCTGCGTCTTTTAGAACAACCAATGGGTCATTCATTTCTTCTTCAGTAGTCCAAAGAAGTATTTGTCTCATTGAATTTGCAAAGGCATTTGGTTGTGTTAATACTGGTGCTTCATGAATAACAATTGTAGGTCTAAATTTAATCTGTTCTTCTACAACTGTATTAACTGTTTGTTTGATTGCAACCTCACCAAAGAAAATATGTCCAGCTGGGTGTAATAAGTCCTTGACAACTGACCTATATTTGTTTATACTTTCTCCAACCTTGATAACATATGAATGTGTTTGATAGAATCTACCGTCTTGTATATTACTTGCACTTGCATCAAGTGTAGATTTGTCTCCAAGTAATTGTTCTTGTATTACACCTTCACCAGCAACTTTACCTCTAGCTTGATATGGATTTGATTTTAAAATCTTAAATGTATCTACATTATTAAAATCTATAGTTTCGTTTGTTAAGAAACAACCATTTAAATCAGTGTAAGTCAATATGTGTCTATCTGAATCATAAGATACAACCTTTGCAGTTGAACCTGATACTCTTCCTTCTAAGACAATGTCTTTTGTAAGGTTTGCAGTTGGGGTGGTAATTAACATAGGGAAGTATGAAGTTGAATCCATAACTCCGTCATAATTAAAATTATCACCTTGTTCTTGAATGTTTAGTGAACCAACTCCACCAATAGTGTCTGAATATGCAAATATTTTTGCACCTTCACCTTTGGATACAACTGCTTGAGTATTCAATCTAACAGTATTAGAGTTTCCACCAGTAATTTCTTCACCATTAACAAACTCACCTGTATCTGATGATAATCTTTTAACAACTAAACGTTTATTTTGTGAATCTATTTTTAAGATAGTTGCAGTTGCATTTGAGGTTGTTCCAGTGACAACTTCTCCTACTTGGAAACCTGTCAAGTCGGTAAAGTAAATATATCCGCCTGGATATACTTTAGGGATTTGTTTATAACCACCACCAGGCGACTTAATCTTAATACTTCTAATTTCTGAATTTACAGTTTCTTGTTGAACTGGGTCTCCGTCTTCCATTAAGAGTCTCATTTTTCTAGTATAGATTTCTATGAGTTCTCCACCTGAAGGAGGGGTGACTAAAATAACTCTATCGTTTTTATGAGTGTAATCAGTAATCGGTGTTAATAAGATTCCGTTGTTATACACTTCAACACTTTCGTCATTAAAAACAATAAAGTTTCCGTTGTTATCTTTTCCTGAAATAATTGGGTCACCTGCGATTGCAGTATATTCGTATTGACCCCAAACAGTTGCACCTTCTAAAATTATCTCTTCACCAACTGCACCGATAACAGCTTCTGCACCACTACCTTGTGAGTCTGACTCAAAGACAACTAAGTCACCACCTTGATAACCAGCACCACCGTCTTCAATATAAATGTGGTCAACACCACCTTCTAATAAACCATTGACTACTGACTTTGCAATTGTGGTTGAACCGTCTAGTTTAGAACCTGTAAAATTAACAGTATCATTTAAAGAGTATAAAGAACCAAAGTTTGATTGTTCTAATACAACACCACTGTCGTCTTCGAATAAGATATTACTATCTTCTTCTTCGTTTCTAATATAAGTTGAAGAAGAGGAATTGATTATGTCTGCAATTAAACCAACAACTTGTGCAGTTGTGGTTGTCAATCCGTCTCTATCTAATAATGAGACTTGTTGATTGAATTGAAATTCACCCTTATGATTGTCTGTAATTTCTAATGAGTATTTTCCATTTTCAGTATCAATTGGAAATATGTTTTCTACAATTGATTCTGCAATTATTCTATTGTTTGCATCATATTGAATTATTCTATCTGTAGAACTTGGAGCTACTCTCAAGTCTGACATTATAACATTTACTCTTCTCTTCTGAGAGTAATCTGATTCTGATGCATATATTGTTTCGTTGTCGGGATATCTAATTTCTGCATCTTCGTTGTAAAGAATCCTCATTAAGAATTTTAATGATTCTGCAGTTCCCTTTTCTTTGTATAAATCTGATATACCTTTAATCGTTAACCTTTTGTTTTGTGTTTGTTTAAGGTCTAACGAAGGTAAAAAATCTGTTTGGAAATGTTGTAGAAAGTCTTCTGAAGTTTTATCGATATCAGAATAATTTAAAATCTTATTATTTGCAATAATAGTATTTTCTTTGTATCCACTAACTGTTCCTGTTTGTTTTGACTTCCTTCCTGTAATAGTTTCTCCCTCTGAGAAACCAAAACCTGAAATTGAATTTACATAAATCTGTAATCCATTTATAGAAGTAATCTTTGCAACTGACTTTGATATTGAACCAACTACATACTCACCCACTATCCATGGGTCGGCAGTTGCAGTAGGGTTTGCACCCGTTGATTCGTATATTAATTTTGAAGTGTCTTCATCAGGTGAAGGTCGAACAGTTTGGGGTTCAGCAAGAACTGACCCCGAACTGTCTTCCAACATGATTCCGTCTAAGTCACCTTGAGCAGAAAGTGTAATGATTTCACTTTCGAGATATTCAAAGTATGATTTTAAAAATAGTTCAAAGACTGGAGCTTCAGACTGAATGTAATCAGGCAGAAGTCCACTTAATCTATCAGTAAGTCTTTCTATTTTAAAATCGTTATTAGACATAATCTTAGCTTAATGTAGCACCTAGGTTTGAAACTGGGAACCAGTTTGAACCGTTCCAAATACAAACAACTGCATCACCTTGTCCAGCAAGAATGATTTGGTCTGTTGTATCTGAAGAATAACCCCAAGATGATACTGTCACTTCTGCATTTGCAGAAGAACTATCTGTCTTGTAGATTACTTTTAATTGACCAACGTCTGTTCCGTCATCTAAAGTAAACTCAACTGCTGAAGAACCAGTCAGTGTGATTTCACTTGCAAAAGATGATGCAAGGTTAGACGCAGTTGCAGTTAATACTGTTATATCGTCAACTGCTAAATGAGTTGGGATATTTTCGAATAACTGACCTATGGTCATTTTTTTGTTGACGGGTGTTCCGCCTGGGTTATCTACTATGTGTAGTAAATCATCAGCACCTATATCTGTATCAGATACCTGTGTTAATGCGCTTATCTTCTTATCTGCCATTTTAATTTTCCTCCTATAATCCAATTAAATGGGAAACTACTCGGGGGACTCCCGACCACTTGTTTCATGTGTTATTAATATGAACTGGTTGAGGTAGAAGTATACCCTACACCAGCACTGCTTTCACCACTACTAATGGTGTCTACTTCACCTGTCACCTTAATATCTTCAGAAGAAATGTCTACTAGATTACCTCTAGTTGCAACGACATCATTTCCCGAAGGGATAACTGTGAAGTCAATCGATGAATTAGTATTAACTGTTAAGGTAATATTAATGGCATTGATTGTAATCTTTCCTGTAGAATAGTCAACTATTCCAGCTGCACTATCCTGATAAAGTCTAGTTGACCCTGATAGGTAATATCTTCTTAAATTACCTTTTCCGTCATCATCAAAATAATTGATATTGACTGAGTCACCTTGGACATAAAAACCTGTTGTTGTTGTAATTCCACCCGAGTCCATGTTGTGACCAGTATGTGGATTATAAAGTTGATTACCAAAAAGAACATTGTATCCTTTTGTCTCTCCTACTTTAATTGCATTATTTTTTCTTAATCTAATATTACATGTATTAGATAGAACTGCAGTGTTAGATTCGTCTACTGATTTAAGTAGATTAGAATGTCTAAAAATGGAATCGAAGTTTTGTAGATTATCTGTATCAAACTTTTGAATTGCAGTGTTTACGATTGCTTCCAACTCACCTATTGATAAGTCCGTTGCATTCTCATTGTATTTGAATACACATGAAATTAAAATCTTAACAATCTCTGCATCAATTATCTTAGGTCTAACAGTTAACATATTTAAATCGTTTAACTTTTTTGTGACCAATGACTTTTCTGTATCTGATAGATAATCTGAATTTTGTGGTTTAAGTGCAACGAACACTTTACCATATTCGGGTGGGTCATTATCTTCTCCACCCCATACTGCAACGGCGTCTGCATTTGGATAATACTCTTGCACCTTTGCTTTATAGTCGTTTAATGTGACTAATCTGTTTTGTGATGTATAGAATTTTGTTGCTTTAAACTTAATTGATTCTATACTTTCTTTTTCTGCACCACCACTTGCTGGTGAAACGTTAGTCACTGCATGGTTTGTGAATCCGTTTACAACTCCGTTAAGTGCAAATTGACTAGCACCATTTGCATGGTCTTGGTCAACTATAATATAAGTCACATCTATAACGTCTCCGTCTAATAATGACTTACCTAATGTTCCGTCACCAAAGTATATTTCAATATAACCTTCTTCATTCTCTTGTGCATAATATACAGTAGAGGTTGTAGTAATGTTTGAAATACCTGTAGAAAGTGTGTATGTTTCTGTTGCACCACCACTGGTGACTGAAACAATCATCTTACCTTTGTCTACTCTTTCATTTGATAAAACGAATTTAGGGTTTGCAAGTTGATTATCAAAAATAAATGAATCAGTTGCATAAGTTCCTTGAACAATACTTACGTCATTGTAATTATATGACGTTCCGTTTTGTGTTGGTCTTTTTGTTGTTGTGACTACAAAGTTATATGAACTTCCGTCATACACTGTCACAAAGGTTGTTCCTCTGAGTAATTGCATCTCAGTAGTTGTCGGGGAAGTTCCGTCTGCATTTCTCACTTGTTTCATTTCAAGGTTTACTATTGCAGTTGAACATGACTCAGAAGAAGGAACGAATCCTAAATCCTTTGCACGTGATACAACGTTCTTTCTGATTTGAGCAGAATCTAAAAAGAGTTCTGAGGCTGCAATGTTGGTGTTGATTGCACCAATGTGTGATGAATATGCAAGTAGGTCAATAAGAACTGACATACTTGAACCTTCAAAGTTGTAATCTTTAAATTGTTCTTGTCCTTTGAGATAATTCTTAAGATTATCTGCAATATTCTCAAAATCTAAATCTGTAATGTTTAATTGTGAACTGTTTACTGCCATTATCGTGTCCTTGAAACGTTTATTTCTATCTCTTGATTAGGAGAACCATTAGTTATGTTGTAAAAGATAGTCATGTCTAGTTTGTTATTATCTTGATTTGATAATGCAACTTGAACATTGTTGACACGAGGTTCTAAGACCTCTATTTCTTTTGCAAGTGTTATTTTCATTCTGTTTATTTGTCTATCAGTATTCAATTCGAATAATAAGTTTCTGATTGAACCACCAAAGTTTGGTTTAAAAGGTCTTTCAAATTTATTAGTTAAGACAATATTCCTAACTGACCTTTTGATTGCATCTGTATCGGTTTTTCTTACAACGTCACCTGTAATAGGGTGTTTACGAAAGAAGATATCTAAATCGGAATAGATATCCTTCGTTGCAACTGTTTTTCCGTTATTTACTAAATCTACCATATATCTATTTATACAAACTAATCAGGTTTCTTTGTCTTTCCAGCAGAAGAACCTGAAGCAATTGTATGTTTATGAGTTGAAAGTTTGACACCCTTACCTTTGACTTCTCCACTTGCAGTAATACTACTTGAATTTGTCTGTTTACCACTGACATCTAATGTCGATTGTAAAGTGGTTGCGTCTGACACTGTTAGTGTTCCAGTAATTGTTGTGTCTGATATAATTTCTGTTGTGTTATTACCAGTGATTGTAATCTTACCTTCTGATAATACGTCTGTTGTTCCTTTGAGGATATCTGCTTTTAGATTTCCTTCTGTAATCTCTGAAGTGACATTACCCTTTAACACTTTCATATCTACATTACCAGTGTTAACATTGATTGTCACGTTTCCTTTCTCTACTGTTAAGTCTGCATTACCAGCTATATAAATCTTGTCGTCCTTTGCAACTATCTGATAATTATCATTTACGATTCGTTGCACTACACTTCCATCAGGGTGAACTTCCTGAAACGTTCCTGACCTATGATAAGTTGAAAGTCTTTCTTTACCAAGTGTATCGTCCACTTCAATAACATGACCTGACTCTGATTGATACACTTTGTTATATGGGTATACTGGTTCTGCAACTGAGTCGGGGAAAGTGTGTCCTTCTATTTCAATCTTCTTATCTAATAAAGAATCACCACGTGCAAGGCTTGACACATCTGATTCATTGGTGTATAATGGATAGTAGGGAAGCATATCTTCAGTAATCTCTCCCTCTGTAATAGTCGAACCTGTTGCATCATAATTAATTGTTATTTCTTTCGGTGACTTAGGTTGTGTATCGATTGCACTTGTTAGACCATGTGGTCGTCTTGAATCTTGTTCGGGGTTCGGTGCATCAGGTGTTCCTTCGTAATCTGCAACTGTTAATCTACGTGGGTCATTGAATCCTTTATTAACACCTCTTGATAATTCATTTCCAAATGCATCAACTTTATATCCTGTTTGAGGGATACCAGTTGCAACACCAAATATGATTGGGTCTTGCATAGCAGTATCTCTAAAATATCCAAAGACTGTTGAACCTTCTACTAGACCATGTTGCATTCCTATACCCGAAAGACCAGCAGAGGTTGTAGGAAGTAATACTTGAGCCCATGGTAAATCGGGTGTTGATAAGTTTAGTTTATTATCTGTATGGATTCCATGTATACGAACACGAACCCTTCCTATCTTTAGAGGGTCGTTTCTATCTTCTACGATTCCAAAAAAATGTTTCATTATACTTCTTCCGCAGGTTCTACTTCTTGTAATGGTTTTACGTCTGCAATCTTAGCTGCAAAACTTTCTTTAACACATTCTAAATACATTTCACCTTCTTTTGAGGGAATACTCATAGATATAGATAAATCAGTAATCAGATATCTCCCGTCATTTAATTTGTCTTCTTTATTTGTTGGTTCGGGTTGTGGTATTTCTAATTGAATTACATTACCTACTGTTAAATCTGTTCTCATAGGTATGGTCACAACAATTTTATTTTGTTGTAGTATTTCTAATAATGCAGTTCTTTCTAATCTTGCATTATCAACTGACTTATAACCTTGGAACACTTCGTCTGTATCTAGTGTAGTTTCATTATCAAATAAATGTGAACTTGTAAAGTCATATCTAACATTACTATCGTATGATTCATTTGGTGGAAAGTCAATATCTACTTCTGTCACAGCAGGTGATATCATAGGGTCGATTTGATTTTCAAGTGTTAATGACCTTTCCATTTCACCTGTTCTTATTAGTGGAAATCCTGATAAGTGTTTTCCACGATTCATAGTTTCTTCTAAATCATACACAAAATCAACTTCTTGTTTTCTGATTGGGTCATATGTTTTTTGCATAGAAGAATATGCACCCTTAGCTGTTCCTCTAAGTGTATCAAACTGTTGTGGTATGTAAAAGGATTTAATCATAGAGTTTAAACCACCCTTTGCATTCAAATCTAATAATGCAGTTTCTTCTCCACTTCTTGGTCTATATGAAAAAGGAACTGGGAACTCACGTTTTAACATAGTGTCAATTGAACTGAATCTAAATCCACCATTAAGTGTTTGAAAGAAGAACATACCATTCTTCCATTCTGCCTTTTCACCAATGTTTGCTTCATTAACTACGTAATCAATAAACTTTGAAACAGTCCAGTTAGGACATATGAATTGTAGATTCTTTGGTTCTGTTTCTTCAAACCAATCAAACTCTTGTGGTTTGATATGTGCTTCTTCAATTAATGCAGATTGCAACATTTCTTCATATGAACCTCTGAACATTTTACTCAAACGTTTCTTCCTACAGAAGAACATTCTTGGGTCACAAAATCTAATTTGAAATAATTGAGAGGCCTCTTTTGGTCTTTTGACATTTTCAACTTTATAGATTCTAAAGGTTTTATCGATTGTGAATTTCTTTTCGGGTTCTTGACCAATACCCTCTTTTTGTGCAACTGAAATACGAATGAATTCTTGACCAGTAAATTTATAGTTTCCTAATATGTTCAATCCATCTAAAACATTTACATGACCAGTTGTAAATTTATTATAGATTGATTCAAATAACTTAACCCCTATTGCAAGGTTTGTTATATCAACTGACTCATCTTCTTGGTTGACAATTGCAAGTGATTCAACACTAAACTCACCAGCTTTATAATTACCTTGTGACATTATTATGCACTCATTACTCTATTGAATTCTCTGACTACCTTTCTTATGTATTGTGGTTTAATGTATTTGATTTTTCTCTTCTCTTCATTTTTTTCCCACTCATTATCATATATTGTTTTCTCAAACATACCATTTACAAAGACATTTGATTTATGATTTCCGTTATAGAAATATGCAGTCCCGTCTAACTTTCTAATTGCGTCTTTAATAGTTAGTGAGTGACCACTTACATCACCAGTGACTTGTTCACCACCTCTGAATTCTCCACCCTCTATACCTATTCTTGCAAAGTTAGGTTGCACTTCATTTACTACACCTTCGATTGTTTTACCGTCTCTTAAACATGAAACAGTTTCACCTAATAAAAACTTATTACTTGCACCTACGATATCTGTTTTGTTGTATGCAGTTAGATACTGACCCGAATAATATTTGTTGAGATAATTTTCAAACTCTGAATTGTCTTTCCACCATTCATAATAATTATTCCAGTTATTAACTAAGAAGAAAGTCCAATGTAAGTCTCCGTCACTATAAAGTTTTGAGGCAACCACATCAGGTCTATCCCCCTCCATTAACTCCAAGTATTCATAATCAATGATATCATTAACTGCAGATTGTTCTATCTTAGATTTCCTAAAGAAATCTTTAATGGTAATAATTTTACCACTATCTAATCTATATTGAATGTCGGGGAAGTTTTTAAATAGTTGTGTAGCCATTATAGTCCTCCTCTGCCAGGGCCACCACCAGTTTTTCTAGGTGGTCTTAATTGATTTTTTGGATTTCTAGTGACCACTTTCTTTGTTTTAGTTTTTTTCTTTCCAGTCCAACTTGTATATTGTTCTGTTTCATATGTAGTATCATATGAAGAAGTTCCTAATGCAAGTGAATCGACACCACCACCAATATTTTTCTTCCTACCTGACTTAGATATTTGTTGATAAGTCTCTTGTGTAATAACTTTAACTTCGGTAAACTCTAGACCCAGTTCAGTTGATACTGGATAACCGTCTTCATAAAGTTTTGTTGAATGTGATACCGTGCAATCTGTTAAAACGGAAGGTAAGAAATCTTCAAATCTTAAATCAATAGAACCCTCATAATAGATATCAAATATGTTTGGATAGTTATAGTATCCTTCTGCAGCTCCGTCTGCTTCTGCATTTGCAAAAGTATCAGGCAACATTGCAGATTTAAATGACCAAATAATATCTTGAACTTGTCGTGCTTCGTCTGAACTTTTAGGATAGAACTCATAACTAAATGAATGACTTCTAAATTCTACACCTTTGAAGAACTGTTCTTCCATAGGATTCTTTGCTTTACCTTGAAGAAAGTTTTTAACACCACCCGTCACTGCATTTCCAGCACTATCTATCATTCCTTCAAATGCTTCTTCTAATCCACTACCAAATGCTTGGAGTCCATTACCACCACCGTCAAAGGTATCAATAATATTTCTCTTGTTTGCACCAATACCTTCTTGTTCATAGGTCACCTTTGTATCAAAAGATAAACTATCGGGAACATACAATGCAATAGATACTTGTTCTTCACCACCACCAAAAAGATTTCCAGCATTCTTATTATCAGTCTTTGTCTTTCTTGGTCTAGTTTCAAATACCATATATGAATCTAAATCTTCTCCAACTGGATATGTTAAATCTCTTATGTTTGCAACTGGTGATTTTTTTGCAACTGATTTTGCAAGGTTTGAAGCATTAAGATTACTTTGAAGTGTTGCACGTCTATCGTCTAATAACTTTTGTGCTTTTGCCTTTTCTGACTCCAGCATATCTTTTGCATATGAACCAGTATACTCTTTACCTTCAAATTTTGATTTGATTCCTTTAAAGGATTTGACTGCACTTGCAGCTTGGTTTACTTTGTTTAATAGTTTGTCTATACTTGGCATGTTTTTTGAACCTAAATACTAAAAATTATGATTACTAGTGTTATTTATGTCTAGAAAAAGTTATTCAGGCAAGTTTAAACCAAAGAACTACAAAAAATATAAGGGTGACCCTACAAAAATCTATTATAGGTCGTTGTGGGAACGTAGATTTATGGTATATTGTGACAATAATCCAAATATTATTGAATGGGGAAGTGAAGAAATCATAATTCCTTACAAATCACCTGTTGATAAACGGGTTCATAGATACTTTCCCGACTTCTATATCAAATATGTTAACAACAAAGGACAAACAGTCCGTGAAATCATAGAAGTTAAACCCAAAAAACAGTTATCACCTCCAAAAGAACCTAAACGTATGACAAAAAGATACTATAATGAGGTTGCAACCTACTTAGTCAATCAAGCAAAGTTCAAAGCTGCAGATAATTATTGTAAAGATAGGAGATACGGATTCAGAATACTTACTGAAGACCACCTTGTTAAATGAAAAAACTAATTGCATTCGATTTAGACGGTGTTCTAATCAACTCTATTAAAAATATGGAAATGTCTTGGGACATTGTTAGACTTCACCACAAGATAGAAGTTCCTTTTGACGAATATAAAAAACAAATCGGTAAACCATTCTTTGATATACTAGACGAGTTGGAACTCACTGAGTCACAACAAAAAATCAAAGATACTTATGACGAAGCATCGAACATGATGATTGACGAAGTTGAGATTTATGAAGGTGCAATTGAAACACTACAACACATAAAAGACAAAGGATACAAGATTGCAATCTGCACGTCTAAAGATATCGTAAGAGTTAAGAAAGTAATTGCAAGTTTGATACTAGACGGTAAGAAGTTTCCAATGTTTGATTATATCTGTTCACCTAAACAAGGTCTGAGAGGTAAACCAGCTCCTGACCAACTACTAAATACTATTGCATTTTGTAATGTAGACCCACACGAAACATTCTATGTGGGTGATATGGAATCAGATTATCATTGTGCAAATAGAGCAGGTGTGGATTTTATACATGCAAGTTATGGTTATGGAGAATTTGAGTGCAGTCTGAAGATACAGTCTATAAAAGCAATAAAAGAGTTGTTGGACTAATACCAGCAAGATACGAATCTTCAAGATTTGAAGGTAAACCTCTGGCTTCCATACTCGGAACTCCCATGATTCAGAGAACTTACAATCAGGCAATACAATCAAAACGACTTTCAAGTGTTATAGTGTTAACCAATTCTAACGAAATATACGACTTCTGTGACAGCATGCGCATGAACTGTTTAATTGTAGACGAAGAATGTTTAACTGGAACAGACCGTTGTGCAAAGGGAATCAAAGATATTGAGGGTGATATCTTTGTTAATATACAAGGTGACGAACCCCTGATTAATCCTGAAGCTATTGACCAATTAATAGAATCTCATACACTAGGTAGTGTATCTAATGCATATGTTGAGTTAAACTTTTATTCAGATAAACGACATGATAACAATGTAGTGAAAGTTGTGACAGACACTTACAATAATGCACTCTACTATTCACGACTAAGTATACCATATTATCAAAAAGAAGAAACCACTGTCAAACAACAATTAGGATTATATGCATTCAATAGAGAGTTCTTAGAAATGTTTCCACACCTTCCAGTCCGTGAATTAGAGAAAAGTGAATCAGTAGAAATGTTAAGATTTGTAGAGAACGGATTTAAAGTTAAAATGGTTAAGGTGGAAGACGAGGGTTATTCGGTAGACACACCTGACGATTTGGTGATAGTAGAAAATATTTTAAGGAAAAAATTATGTTAATACATTTGAAAACAGAAGATAATTATAAGAAGGTAGAAGAGTTATTCAATCAGATTCAACAAGAGTGTAAACCGAGAATAGTTTCGTGGGGTGAATTAAAGAAACTAGGTGAGACACACTTAATGAATACATTTCATTCTTCGATAGATTATGGAATGTCGTTAGCCAAATATGCAGACTCAGAACCATGGGTTGAAGAACCTTTAGATACTATAAATCATAAAAAATCAATTGAGGAAGGTAGACAACCCACTAAAAATTTTCATGCAAGATTGGAGAACTCGATAGACAATCGTTTCTTTCATGCAAGTAAATGTAGGTGGTTAATAGATGAATGGAAGGAGAATGGTTGGTATTCTTATCCACAAGCATGTGTAAAACCTGATGGACAATTATGGTTTCACCCAGGCTCTATCAGACAATATGCATTACATGCTGGTCATATGGATAGTCAAAACATAGTGTTATGGGACTGTTGGGTAGAGAAGGAGTTAATGCCTCACAAACCTATTATAACATTTGAACAATGGAGAGATATCTTTAAAGTAGATAGAAATCAATGGGTAGATGCAAAAGGATTTCCTGACATAGAAGGTGGAGAGAGTTATAGTAAAATGCCTATGTTAGAATGGCATGTTGATGAAGATAGACCTAAGTTTTATGAAACTGCATATAGAATACAGGAAGAACTGTTTAATTTCAAAAAACCAAAACTAATAGGTGAGTGTGAAGATTCCGTTAAAGACTGTTTTGAAGATAACACTGAGTGTTTAGAAATACATATGAAAAAAGGAATCTTCTATAAACCAATGTTTTTAAGTTTGTTCTCATGGCCTTTTGATAAGAAAGAATGGGAATGTGAAGAATTCTTTATTAGAAAAACCTTTTAAAAGCATAAATAATAGACAATGGCAGGTCTATTTGAAAAATTACAAAACGAATCTCCTTCGGAATTAGAACAAAGGAGTTTCGAATCATTAGAATGGTTCAAAGACAACCTAAGATATGTAAAGGTAAGACCCGACCAAACACTGAGAGAAGGTGAAGTGGTCACTACACTTGAAATAGGTAGAATGTATATGTATTTCTATGAGGCTAAACATAAAAATACATTACCTTACTTTGATAGATTCCCTTTAGTCATACCAGTTAGAAAGTATGCAACTGGATTTATAGGAATCAATTTACATTACATTGCACCTCGTTATAGAGTTTTATTCTTAGAAGAGTTATATGAATATACAAACAATAAAGACTATGACGATACAACTAGATTTAGATTAACATACGAATTACTGAAAGGTGTATCAAGATTGAAGTATTATAAACCATGTTTAAAAGAATATCTCTATGGTCACATTGCAAGTCAATTCAGTTTAGTCCCGTCTCAATATTGGGAAATAGTTGCAATGTTGCCGTCACAACAATTTAACGTTAACGCAAATTCTGTATATGCAGATAGTAGAAGGAAAGTAGTATGAGTGTAGGTATTGGAGAGTTTATATCTTATTTCGATACGGGTGCAAGACCCAATTATTTTGATGTTCAAATCATAGGTGGTGATTCACAAGGTGGTTTTCAATTCAAAACTAATGACGGACATAACTTCCGTTGTATCAATGCAACCTTCCCAGGCGTTGAACTGGGAACTAATGAGGAATCAACATTTGGAGCTCCTCGTCAAATCCCTGATGGAACAGTTAGTTATGACGGTGGACTTGCATTAACATTCTTATGTGACACTTTCTTCTACGATAGAATTCTTATCGATGCATGGCAACGTATGATATTTGAAGGTTCACCTGCGAACAGTTCACATAGTAGAGAGAGGGGAACAAAATTTCAACCAGTCATGAGATACTTAGACGATTACACTGGAACTATCAATGTTGCACAATTAAGTCAAGGTGGAAATCAAAGAATGTTATACGAATTTCAAGACGTATATCCAGTATCATATTCAGAACAATCAGTTGCAAGTTCAAACGAAGCAGGTGGAATTATGGAGTTTGAAGTCACATTTGAATACAAAAACTTTGAAGTTTCATATCCAAGTGACGAGGACGAAGTAAGAACAATAGAACCAATGGACAATGGTGCAAAACAAGACCCATTAGGAAAAGGAAGTATTTTAGGTGCAACAATGGATACACTCAAAGTATTGTCTAGGTTCAATCCAAAGGCTGGAGAATACCTAAATAAACTAAGTGGTCTTGAAGGCCAAATTACACGTGGTAAGAATATCAGTAGAAAAATTGGTGGTCTTCCCATAGGTGGTGGTGATAATTAAGAATTAATTAATAAAGTGAGGATAATATAATGGCATTACCAATACAGTCGACACCGACTTATAGAACAGTTTTACCAGTGAGTGGACAAGATATAGAGTATCGTCCATTTCTAGTAAAAGAACAGAACATTTTAGTTCAAGCTAAAGAAGGTGCAGACGCAAAACAGACTATGCAATCTGTTAAAAAATTGCTACAAGCAGTGACCAATGACAAAGTGGTTATTGAGGAATTACCAACTACAGACTTGGAATGGTTATTCATTCAAGTAAGAAAAGTATCTGTAGGAGAAACATCAAAATTAATGTTTCCATGTGTCAATAGAGAGTGTCCGAATACAAAAGACGTGACACTTAACTTAGATTCTATTGAACCTGAAGGTGAAATTCCTGAAGACTACACTGTCATGATTACTGACAAAGTGGGTTTAACATTAAGTATACCTACTGTTGCTGGAGTTGAGAAGGTCGCAGACCTAACAGAAGAAGCACAAACAGTAGAACTTATTAAAGAGTCCATAGTAAACATTTTTGACGAAGAGAATGTTTATGAAGGTGCAGATTTGACTAAAACAGAACGAGACGAATTTGTGGAATCATTAACTTTCCCTCAGTTGGAACTTTTAGGAAATTGGTTTGATACACTTCCTAAATTAACAACTAGTTTAGATTGGGATTGTGATGAATGCGGAACGAGGAACGAACAGAAGTTAGAAGGAATTCAGAATTTTTTTTAATAGCTCTTTCTCATGAAAGCGTGTTTAATCATTATAACACTAACTTTCAATTAATGCAACACCACAAGTATTCATTGACTGAATTAGACAATATGATACCTTGGGAAAGAGAGATTTACATTAAACTGTTAATGCAACATCTCAAAGAAGAGAAGTCTAGACAAGAGGCAGAAAATGCTAAAATGAAAAGACGATAATTTAACAACATAATAAGGACACAAATTATGGCGGACACAATCATAAAGGAAAACAATACGACTAACGAAGTTGAAATTTCCTTAGACAAATACATGAAACTTATCGACCAGTTAGACGAACAGGAAGATAAGATTAAGGAAATGCAAGAAGAGGCCAAGAAAGCTAGGTCACAACTTGCACCACCTAAAAGAAAATTCATGGATTTGTTCTTAGACGACAATGATATAAATGAGAAATCAATTATTGGTTTTATCTCATTTGCATTAATGACTGTATTCGGTATTTGTGATTTGGTCACTGCATTCGCAGGTAAAGACCTTGTAATCTCAGATACTATTTACACTTCATTTGTCGTTGTGACACTAGGTGCATTTGGTATTAGTGAAGCAGGAAAAGCCTTCGGCGGAAAATAGGAAAGTATAAATGGCTGACGAATTTGATAAGTCAATCGAACAACAGAAGAAAGAATTCTCTAAAGAACTTCAGGACGTTAATGCAAAGTTAAAGCCTGGGTTTCAGAAAATCATAAAAGATTTAGAAGAGGCTTCACCTCAGATTGCTAAGATAACTGCAGACTTTAGGGAATCTAGTAAGGATACCTTTAAGGGTGCTTTGGCAACAAGTAAGTTGAAAGACCTTTCGTCAATCGTTGACAAATATATGTCGGGTGCAGAAGTTTCAGCAGCTGAAATGGAGAAACTTCAAAAGAATTTCACTACAGAAGTAGACGGAGTTCAAAAAGGATTCAACTTCAATGGAATGAGAATTGCACAACAGTCATTTAATAAAACACAGGAAACTGTAAACAGAATTGAAAAAGCAAAACAAGCTGCATACTTAAAAGAAACTCAAACCATTAGAGAAAATTTTAGAACTGCAGAGAAAGCTTATGAAGCAGGTTCAATCAATGCAGTAGAATTTGCAGAAGCACGTGCTAAGTTTGAAGAAGAAAACAATAAAGCACAATCAGAAGTTAATGATAAGTATGACGCAGGTTTAGACTTCGAAAGAAAGAAACTTGCAGAACGTGAAACTAAACTACAAGGATTTACAGACGATTATAAAGCAGGACTAGAAACTGCAACTGATAATGCTGGATTACAAAAATTCAGTGACGGGATAGACGAACTATTCGGTGTTGACATACTTGGTTTTGCAGATAGTATGACCAAAAAGGTTAATGCAATCGGTGACGTTATGGGTTCTATCGGTGGTGCATTAGGTGAAGCTGGTGAAGGACTAAAAACTAAAGTTGGTGGTTTCATGGGTGGGGTCAAAGACTTCTTTACACCCAAAGCTAAAGAAGGTGGTAAAGACGAAGGTGTCATTAAAGGTGCAGTAAAAGGTAAAGCTGATGCAATGGCAAAAGGAATGT